TAATCAGCACCAAGTTGATAACCTTGCATTAATTCTTCAAGGGTGACTTCCTTTTCTTCACCTGCCGCTTTTACACGAAAGGTTTGAGGTTGTTCCTCTTCTTCAACTTCATTGTCATCATCTGTGTCTACATCTTCTGCATCAACTACATCATCTTCAATAGCTTCTACAGCTTCTTCATAGTCTGAACTATCTTCTGCTTCTGTTTCATCAGCTTCTGGTTGTTCTTGTGAATCCTCTGCTGCTGTTAAGAAGCCTTCAAATGCGTTAGCTGCTTCATTCACAGTTAGAGTTTCACTTCCCTGTTCGGGAGTCGTGGTTTGCTCTTCCATTTTATTTCCTTTTTATTTGCTAGTTAGGTACTAGCAACCAAGTAGGGAGATTTCCCTAAATTTTCCAACGAGCATCTTCAATTTTGCTGGAGTCAACAATTGATTGAAGGTGTGCTAGTAATTCTTTAGTTGTTTTAATACGCTGATAAGCTCGTTCTCGTAAATCAACTTCGTCATCATTAGAATAAGTAATAACATTAAGATGGTCTTGAATAATATTATCCATAACCTCTTTAAAAGATTCGTCTTTGAGTATATCTGCAATTGCTTGTTTACTTATCATTGTAGGCCACGATTAGCAATGTTATTAATTTTATCTAACGCATTGACCAATTCTTTAGTTTGTGTAGCTCTGTTTTTATTTGTGTCAGATTGTGATTTTTGCATTAACTCTAATTCTTTTAATGCCATTTCTTTTTCAAACTGAAGTTGTTTTTGCTGTAACTCTAATTGTTCTTTTTGAGTTTTAAGTGCTAACTCTTGTTTCTGTATTTCAAGTTTAGCCATGTCTGTTTGTGCTCTGAGCTGTGCTTTTTCTCGTTCAACTTGAGCAATAGCTTGTGCAGCTTCTACCTGTGGATTTGTTTGTCCTGCTTGTGCTTGTTGTTGAGCAAGTTGCTGTGCCTGTTCTGACGTAACATCCATTAAGAATTGACTATCATCTTTAAACCCAGCCATATTAACAAATCTAGCTAATGTATCTCGATACTGTTTAAGATTAACTAATGGGTTAGCTAGACCATACTGTGTAATGATCTGTTCTTGTTTGTCGAGAATCATTTGCATAACAGCCAACTGCTCTTGTTTTGTGCCTGTACCTAAACCAACATTGACAGTTAAATTAAACTCATTAATCCACTCACGAGGATTCATAGGAACATATTTGTTATTAACTTTGATGATGCGTTCTTTTTGTTGATACTTACAGACTAATGCTAAGATACCTTTAAACAAAGATGACACGCCTGTGTCTGCAAAGATACGAGCAATTAATTCTAGCTTGCCTTGTGCAGCACTGGTCATTGCAGCAACTGCTGTAGCAGTTACGTTTTGTAATACATTTGCATCTAAACCTTGTTGTGCATCACTTACCCCACTGCGTTTAGATTGTACTTCATCTAAATACTGTAGCATCGGGAATGATTGTGCAGCATTAGATTGCACAGTCATAGGCACAATTGCATTAGGATTCTTCATACGAACCACGCCACCTGCGGTAGATGTTAGCAAGTCATCTAAATTAACTTGTCCCTCTACTGCTCCTACACGATAGTTATTAGTTAAGTATAAGTTATCTAACATTTGACGTGTAATAGTTGACTTGATAAGTTGCAAGTCCATAGCACGGTCTGCTAGTGAATGACCATAAAATTTATGTGGAATTGGAATTGGGCAAACACTATGGAATGGAATATAATCACATGCTTCGTTATGTAATATTTCATTGTTGGTATAACAAACTCTGCGTAGCTCTGCTATGCCATCGTTGTCGTAATCTGTTTTTAGATAACACTCATAGTATTCTACCAACTGCATTGATTCATCATCAGAATCCATGTCAGTAGGATTTTCACCTCGTGTGTATCGTGCAATTCTTTCTGGACTAAACTCAAGTGCATCACCTGTAGATAAACCCATTACAGTCTTTTCATCATAACCCATTGCTATAAGTTCTGACCTTGTTACCATTTTACGGTGAGCAACAAAAGGTGAGTCCTCTATTGTTCTAGCACGTTTACTAATTAAGAATTCTTCTGGTGGTACGTTTTCTACAACAACTTTACCTTTACTTCTTGTACGTTTTACTTTAACTTCATGAGAAGATAATGCAGGTGATACTTCCATGCCTGTCATTTCATCAAATACAGCTTCTTGCACAACAGTTGTATTTTGCTCAACAATTTCTACTTCTTCGTCTTGCATAATCATCATGAGTTCATCGTCATTTAACCCATAATACTTTTCTGTTGTTGTATCTGTTTCATCATTCCAGTAGGCTTTAACAACACCTACCTTTTGTAATAACGCATCTTTAAACCAATCGTGCATGATTTCAAAGCCGTTATTGTCTTTATAGAATATGTGGTTTACATAGATTGTTGCTTGTTCTGCTAATTGCTCATCGCCTTGATTAACAGCTTCAAATTGCACCGCATCATCAGATGATGTAAATACACGCATAATTTGTGGCATAGCACCATCAACAACTTCAGCTACTTCGCCTGTAACAATAGAAGATTTGCCTTCAACCTCGTTACCATAAGGCTCACGCATATAGTATTCAAGTGCTTGCTGTCTTTCATCTGTTGTTTCAGTTTCAAGATAACCGATAGCATCATCTATTTCACTTTCAATAACTGATCTTAATTTGTTATCATCTAATTTTGCCATTTACACTACCCATGAATTGTTTATCCTTAAAGGCTTATTCCAATCAGAATTGCCTTCATCTAATCCTACTGCCAAATACCTAAAAGCATCACTTGCGTGTGAACACCAATCATGTACAGGCTTATCAAAAAATACATCACGCTTTTCATCATATTGCCTTCTATAATTACGCAAGGCATCTACACCCTGTTTAGTTTTATGATCGAACCAACAACGTGGCAGAATACGTCTAACAGCTTGTATTCCGTCATCAACTGCAATCTTTGGCACAACTCTAATATCAAGTCCTGATTCTATTAACATTTCTTTACGAGAACGGCCAGAGCCAAGTTCTCTAACTTCTACATCATGTGGCAACAGTTGTTCTGTCTTGTCGTAATTGTTATTACGTAACCAATTCACATAATAATCTAAACCAACACCATGATTTTCTAAAAAGTCTACTAATCTAATTTCTTGCCCCACGACCTGACAAACCCAGATTGCTGTAGAATCACCAATACCCAAATCCCACGCACAAAATGTTTTTGCAATACCATCGTAATGTATGTCTGTAATTCTGTCTTTAAGTGTTAAATCATTAATCATTGCACCATAATAAGCACCTTCGATTGGTGCATTAAATGAACACTCAAACTCTTGCATGAATTTATCTTCGCCCATTTCTTTAAACGCAGCATCTAATTCAGACTTAGGCAATATCTTTGTTTCATTTGCTCTAAACTCTAACAAGTTCCAACCATCAATGTTTAATGCTGCTCTATCTCGTAATGTTTTAAAATAGTTTTGCCCTTTAGGTGTTCCTATAAATAAAACAAACCCTTCTCGTTCAGAAATAGCAGGCCTGATAATTTCACTAAATAAACTTGGTTGAATATCTCCCATTTCATCAATCACTACACCGTCTGCATAAATGCCTCGTAGTGAGTCTGGGTTATCTGCACCATATAAAGATATTCTTTTATCTAAGAAGTCGACCCTGAGTTCAGCAATGTTTGCTATTGCACCTAATGGTCTTGTGTATTCTAATAAATAATCCCAAGCAACCCTTTTAGCTTGTGAATACGTTGGAGCAATGTAACAAAATCTTGGGTTTTTTCTTGTGCATTTTAAAGAACTATGTATTAACTGATTAATAGCTGAAACTGTTTTTCCCATTCTTCTATGTGCCACAACTACAGTAAACCTATTCTCTTTAACAGATTTGTGTATTAATCGTTGTGGGTCTCTAGGCTTGTAACCAATATGAATGCGTTCAGTCATCTATTCCAGTTACAACTTGAATCGTAATAGGATGTTCTGAATTGCCTGATACTTGGTTCTCTTGCACAACCTTACCATCAAGACGGTCACCTAATTCTTTGATTGCACTAACATCACCTTCTTTAGCTTTATTGTATAAAGCATTAGCAATTTCATGCAAGCGTTTATGATCTTCTTGCACAGCAAGTTTACGGATAATTTTTCCCCACAATCTATTTTCTTTGCTAGAGTTTTTATTACCTTTGTTTGCTTCTGGTATTTTTTTACGAGCTTCTGCTAATTGTTTTAATTTTTCATCAGTTGTCATTGTGTAACTCCAAAAAGGGTCATTACGTTTTCAGTGTTTTTTTGTATAAATTATTGTTTTTAAAATGGTTTAGTAAAATTAAACATTATTCCTTTATCTTCTGGGTTCTTATATGCTGCTGCACTTGCTTGACCGCCAAACATATTAAGCAAAGCGTTTAATCCAAATTCAGCTCCCTGATTGCTATCAGTAATATTAGCACCAAAGTTCTGCCCTTGTAAGCCCAATTGTTTAATTAAATCATTATCTGTCTGTGTGATGTTAGCATAAGCTGGCCCGTATTCTGCACCTGCTGTTTTTCTGTACTTATCCATTAAGGCGTTTATGTTTAAACCTGATTGGTCTTTATACTCTGCAAAGCCATAAGGTACAAGTTTATCTTCTGCACGAGGAATATAATCAACTCCACCACCTAAATTAAGTAGCCCTTGTGGCAAATATTGTGTGTGTCCTAAAGCTGTACCAACTGTATTAGGACTTGCATACAGTTCTGCTTCACCAGAATACATGGGTGAGCCATAAAGCTCAATATACTTTCTTAATAATTCTTCTTCCATGTTCATCCCTTAATTGCTTCATTCTTTTTATTCTAGCTTCCCTAGACATTGTAATCCATTGATCTAAATCTTCGTATGTTCTATAGCAGCTAACACATCTTGGTTCACCGCCAGTAGTATCTACTATACGGCATACACCTGTGCAGGGTGAATCATCTACCACTTTACTTTATTCGCCCAGTAGGCTGCTGACATTTTTCCTTTAGCTATGTTTTTAGCGTGTCTTGCTTTAAATGATGCTTTTCTTGCTTTTTCTGACTCTGTCTTTGGTTTTTTACCTGCGCCACTTACCCCTTGCTGACCAAAGCGTATGGTTTTTACTTTATCGCCTTCTTTGGCTACCACCACATGAGATTTTTTAGGGTGATTAGGTGTGCGTTTAGGTTTATTATAACCTGAAACACCAACTCTATTTAATCTTGGGTCATTAGCCATTATAAATTTATGCCGTTTTTTTCTTGATGCTGTATGCGTAAAAAACCCAAATCAATAATAAAGAAATTATAGTGATGCGTATTTTTACTGTCATCTACTTTTGTATCTTCATAGAATTCAAAGCCAAACTGTATACCCCAAAATAAATGCCATGACCACATTTATTTCCCCTTTTTCGGTAATTTTTTTGTGCCTGCTTTTAACAATGTTTTTGCTGTTGTCTTATCTTGCTTTGCTTTAGGTTTGTTTAGGTATTCAGAAAACTGATTTAGCGTGTCAGGTGTTATGGCCATTATTACATACCCATTGGTCGCAAAAGACCAAACTGAACTAACATATTTAATTCTTCCGCAGATGGAACACTATCATAGTATTGCTGTGGCACAACATTTGGTGCAGCTGGTTCTGTTTTCATTTGTTCACGCAAATAGTTTAAATAATCAGCATTAGGGGCTTCTTGATTTCCCATCTGTGGAATACCTGATCTTATTAAATTAATTTCTTCTGTTGATAATTGTGGCATAGGTTGATTCATGCTTTGAATTAATCTTCTTAGTATTTCATCTTGCATAATTATTTCCTTGTTCCTAAACAAAAAAAATGCCCACCGAAATGGGCATTTACAAAGGAGAGTGAGGAAACTCAAGACGAGCTATCCCCACACGCATAATTATACACAATTTTGACTAAAAAGTCTAGTCGTTTAATAAATAACCAATATGTTCTTGTCTGCATATTTCTCTTTGGTCAATGGTGTCAACATCATCTCTGCCAACACCATTACCCCAGTCATCTAATTCTTCTAAAAATTCTTGAACAAGGTCTGTAGCAATTTGTTTGTAAGTTTTACCTTTCCATTGCTCAAGATTAGCACAACTAAAAAGCTCACCAATTACATATTGAATATCAGAATCAGTAAACTCATAATCAGAAGCTATAGGATACACAGCTTCAATAGCAATTTTAAGTTTTTGAATAACTGCTTCAGCGTTTTTAATATTTTCTAATTTCATTTTAGCCTCCTTAAATTAAATATGTGGGTTACATTCATGAATGATGCCATGTGCTAATACCCAGCTAGGACTATTTACTTGACGAAATACTTCTGTTGGTACGTCAGCTTGTACGCTAGGTGTCCAAAGATCAACAATATGTTTTCTAAATTTCAAACCTGTATCTGTTGTAAGATACCAATTAGTAAGATGTGCTACTTTGCCAATATGCCTCCAATTACCGTTAAAACCTGATGAAACATCTTCGCCTAGTTTGTAAGTGTGTTTTTTAATATCCATAATTTTTTCCTTTGTAAAAGGCTGCTCTAGCAATGAGCAGCCTTAATGTAATTAATCTCATCTACGGTTGTACCTTCTAAAGTAAGGTCAGTAACATCAGAACTTTGTCCATACCAAACTGATACTTGTTCGTAGATTGCAGATTTTTTAGTTTTCCAGCCACAACTTTTTATTATGAATGGATTACCATTTTTGTCTTTATCTGCATCGGTTATGTAAATAACATTCCAAGTATTTTTACCAAAAAAAGGGTCTGTATTCTTTTCTAACTTAATTACTGTAGTCATTTGTTTTCTCCTTTGTTAATTAATTACTACATTTATAATTATAAGGATTTACAATTTAGAGTCAAGTTTTTTGACTAATTATTTTATCTTTTTTTGATTTATTTTACTTATTACGAAATGTCAATAATATCGACTTCCCAACGGCTACCTCGCTTGATCCATCCCCAGACTTCTAACGACCAATTGGCCTTGCGAAGCACAGGAAGATGCTCTGAAGATTCAATCTTACGAACTCTTGCTAATCTGTTATTAAATGTCGTGCATTGAATACCTAATGTGTCACCATTTTTAACCGCAAGAACGTCTATAAATCCGAACAAGTCTTGTCTTATTCCCATGCCTTTTCTAGCAAATGGATTCCAATGCTCAACAATCGCTAGTGTTGTCCAACCATCTGTCTTTAGCTTTCGTAACGTCAGTT